GAGAGAAAAGCGGGCAAAAAAGCAGAACGTCACGAAAGAGACACAAGCCGCCGTGAATCGCCGTCTGCGTGCAGAAAAACTTTCCCGTCTCATCATCGATAATTTTGAAACGGGTGACCTATACATAACGTTGACTTGTCGTGCGTTCATGGATGCGGCAACGATCACGAAAGCGTTAAATGACGGATTCAAGCGGAAAATCCGCACCATCTACAAAAAAGCGGGCATTCCTGCCAAATACATCTCGGTGCTGGAGAATCTAAACGGCGGCGGCCGTCCCCATGCGCATATCCTCTTGCCGGCTGTGCCGATGAAGTGGATAGAGAAGATCAAGGCAGCGTGGCCGCATGGCAACGTGGAAATAAAACTGTTCGGCGGGCATCTGCGGGATGCGGAAAAGATGGCGGATTATTTTACGAAAGAGAAAATCGCAGACCAATCGGGGCGCATTCAACCGAGCAGAAATCTCGTGCGGCGCGAGCCGAAAAAAGAACGGGTGACGCGGGCGGATGCGTATAACCCCGAGCTTGTCGCGCCGAAAGGATACCGCATCATCAAAGACCTATCCTATCGCACCTATACGGCGGAGGGGTATCCAATATCCATTGCCTACATTGAGCGGGTAGAACAGAAAACGCCTTATGGGAATAGACGAGAGGGAAAGGGGTGAGAGCGTGACAGCAAAAGAATATCTCTGGCGCGTTCGTGATGCAGAGCGGGAGCTGAGACAACTGGAGCGGGAATATGCACAAGCGCGTGCGGATATCTTGAACCTGAAAGGGATAGCGTATGACAAAGACAAGGTCGCCGGCGGAAAGCTCGGCGACCTATCGGATGCCGTCGCCGCACTTGACGGATATGCGCAGCGGCTTAATGCGAAATGGGATGCGCTTGTCGCACTGCGTGAAGAAGCGCGAGCACTGATTGAACGAATCACAGATGGGCGTTATCGTGAGGTGTTGACGTTACGTTATCTTGACGGGCAATCATGGGAGCAGGTCGCAGTCACGATGGGATATGATTACTACTATGTGCACAAGCTTCATGGGAGAGCGTTGAAAATTTTTCAAGAAACAAAAAGTGGATAAAAAAAGACAAACACACCTGTGCTATAGTATAAGCTAAGAAACTAAGGGCACAGCGGCGAGCAGTGTCCTTTTTGTATTGTGTTGATGCATACTGTGGAGGTGGAACGCGTGACACTCAAGGACTATCTGCGTTGTCGCAGAGCATGGAGCAAGAAGAGGACACAGACACAGAAGCAGCGCGGACGCAGACAGCGGCAGAGCGATAAGGAGAAGAGACGGTAAGACGCGTTCACAGCGTCGCATGCGTGGATTCTTTCAAGGGGACACCCCCCGGCATTGCAGGTACTACAAGGGGCAAGCGGCTACACGGGTCTACGAGTCCCGGCTTTTGTGTGCGTGAAAACGAAAAAAAGGGGTTGACAATCTGACAAATTTGGAGGTGATGGAAGGATGGCGGAGAAAAAGGCTCCGCGCGCGCGCGTGACAGAAGAAATTAAATTTATTTTCTCAACTGCAGACACCTGCGAATTCTTCCAGATATCCAGAGAGACTTTGTCAACTTGGCAGAAAAAAGGAGCCCCGAAAGCAGGGCGTGGAAAATGGAATATCAAAGCGCTTATGGAATGGCGCTTTGATGGCAAGCATACAGATAGTCCAGAAGTTCGAAAACTTAAGGCAGAAGCGGACTTGAAGGAAGCAAAGGCAGCGCAGGAAAAAATAAAACTGAGCGTCAAAAAAGATGAATTTGTAAATGTTTTTTTTGTGCGCAGTGAGCTCACGCGACTACTTGCCAATCTCAAGAAGAATTTGCTTGCGATGGGGCATCAAGTCGCGTCGAATCTGGCTTTTCTGGATATGGAGGCGGCAGAACTCGCAAAATCAGAGGTTGACAAACGTGTAAAAGAGGTGCTGACGGAGATGGCGGAAGGGAGGCTTTACCGTGGCAGGACGAAGAAAAAAGAAAAATGAGCTCGGTTATCCGCCGTGGATCATGGACGCGCTCGCCATACTAAGGCCGCCCGAAAAACTCACCGTGTCCGAATGGGCGGATAAATATCGTGTCCTGTCCGAATTGGACAGCGCCTCGCCGGGGCAATGGCACACGGCAAAGACACCGTATCTGCGGGCGGTCATGGATGCGTTCAACGATGATTTTATCCACGAAATCACATTCTGTGCCGGCACGCAGCTCGGCAAGACGGCCGCCGAGCAGAATATGATCGGCTATGCCGTCGCGCAGGATCCAGCGCCGATGCTCGTTGTCTATCCATCGGAAAAGCTCGCAAAATTTACGAGTGAAAAACGCCTGCAGCCGATGATAAAGCTATCGCCCGCACTCGCCGATAAGTTCGACGAGCGGGGGAGCAAAGATCTTGAGCTGTCGCTCGGCGGTATGTATATCGCCCTCGTCGGGGCGAATAGTCCGTCCGAACTTTCCAGTCGTCCCGTGCGGTATATTTTTTTCGACGAGATCGACAAGTTCCCGAAATGGACGGGGGCAGAGGCGGGACCGTTGGAGCTCGCCGCCGAACGTACAAAGACGTTCTATAATCGGAAAATCGTCAAGGCCTCTACGCCGACGCTCAAGACAGGAAACATCTGGCAGGGATGGGAGACGGCGGATATACAGTATCGCTACTATGTCCCGTGCCCGCACTGCGGGGAGATGCAGACACTTGAATTTAGTCAGATCAAGTGGACAGACGGCGCGGATGAGACAGAGGCACGGATGGCGGCGTACTATGAGTGCAAATACTGCCATGAGACCATCGACGACCGTCATAAGCCCGCAATGCTGCGCATGGGTGAGTGGCAGGGGGAAGTAAAGGCAAAAGGGCGCGCGCACAAGGTCGCCTATCATCTGAACTCTCTCTATTCGCCGTGGCTGACCTTCGGGGATATCGCGGCGAAATTCATATCCAGCAAGGATGAGCCTGCGCTTCTCATGAACTTTATCAACTCATGGCTTGCCGAGCCATGGGAGGACAAGAGCAGCAAACTGAAATCCGATGTTGTCATGGGGAAAGCCCTTCCCTATGAACGGGGGCGGATGCCGGAAGAGGCGCAGCTATTGACGTGTGGGATTGACGTGCAGCTCGATCACTTCTATTTTTCCGTGCGGGCATGGGGCGCGCACATGACATCGTGGCTGGTCGACTGGGGGCGCGTGGAGACATGGGCGGATCTTGAGACGGTCATTAACCGCAACTACGCCGATATGAACGGCGTCGTACGCAACGTCAATCTTGCGTGCATCGACTCAGGCTACAACACGGACGATGTGTATACGTTCTGCGCCCGGCACATGGACGTGCTTGTGCCGTCGAAAGGATCCAGTCTGCCGATGAAGTCCCGCTATTCGGTGACGATTCTGGACAAACAGGCGGCGGGATTCGGTCTGCGTCTCTACGTCATGGACACGAATCAGATGAAAAACTTCATCGCTTCGCGCATGACGATTGACGCGGGGGCGCATGGCAGCTGGAACGTCTACCGCGATATTGAGCGCGAATACGCGGATCAGATTTGCGCCGAGCAGAGAGTAGAGCAAAAGGACAAGAAGGGGCGCGTCTCCGTGGTCTGGGAAAAGATCAGCTCGCACGCGGCGAATCATCTCCTCGACTGTGAGACGAACAACGCACTCGCCGCCGAGATCATCGGCGTGCGCTACCTCATGGAAGAGGAACAGGAGAGCAGCCCGCCGGAGCAGGAAGAAAAAGACAACGACTGGCTTGGCGTGGGGCGGCAGTGGATTTGACGATAGAGCACTTTGCAAATGACGCAAGGTGCTTTTTTGATGCACCTTTGAAGGGAGGTGAAACCATTTGGACACACTTGAAATACAGCTGGAGCGGGTGCGGGCGGCCATTGCCGAGATTGAGGGCGGTGCGCAAGAGTACAGCATCGCGAATCGGCGGATCACAAAGGCGAATCTTGCGACGCTCTACGCGCGAGAAAATGCCCTAAAGGCGGAGATTGCGCGCAGGGATGGCGGGGATGTGCTCTTTGCCCAAATGGGGCGGCTATGATTCCACTGATTGAAAAAGCGATTGCAGCAATCTCGCCGCGCTGGGCGTGCAGTCGCGCCTTTTACGCCGAGAGCCTGCGCGCCTACGAGGCGGGTGAGGTGACGCGGTTCAATGACGGATGGATTCCGATCAACGAGGACACGGAAAACACCGATAAGACGCAGCGCGACCTTATCAAGGCGCGTGCGCGGTATCTGGAGCGCAATAGTGATATCGCAGGCGCGGCCGTCGGAGGCATCGTGCGCAACGTGGTCGGGACGGGCATCAAGCCGCAGGCACGCACGGGAGATGAGGCACTCAATCGGCGCATCGAGACGCTATGGCGCGAGTGGACGGCGGCGGAGAACTGCGACATTACGGGACAGCAGACCTTTGAGGAGCTGCAGGCGATGCTCCTTCGGCGAAAGATCGTTGACGGGGAAATCCTTATCAAGAAGGTGGTCACGCGCAAGGGGCGGCACCCGCTGAAACTGCAGGTCATTAAGTCTGACCTGCTCAGCAGTTTTATGATCTACGCGCCAAAGACGAACAATGTCATTCGATCGGGCGTGGAGCTGGATGATTATTTGCGCCCGCTTGCCTATTGGATTGACCGCAAAAGCCCCGATGGCTATGTGGAGTATAACCCCGACCGCGTTCCCGCTGCGCAGGTCATACACCTCTGGTCGCGCAGTCAGCCTGACCAGATACGCGGCATCTCTGACCTTGCACCGATCATCAAGCGGCTCAAGGATACGCAGGACTATCTTGATGCGGAGACCCTCACCGCGCGTATTGCGGCGTGCTTTTCCGTGTTCGTCACAACGCAGACGGGCGCGCCGAATATGCCGGGGCGCGTCGGGGTGAATCGCGGCGATCCGGAGGGAAAACGACTGAAGAGCATCCGCCCGGGCATGGTGAATTATCTTGCCCCGGGGGAGAGCATCGAGACGGCGAATCCGTCGCGCGGCCTTGCCAATGCGCGGGACTATGTAGCGATACAGGAGCGGCTTGCGGGGGCTGGACTAGGGCTTTCCTACGAACTCATGAGCCGTGACTTCAACACGTCGAGTTTTTCCAGTGCGCGGCAGGGGATGCTTGAGGATCGCAAGACCTTTGAGCCGATACAGAATTTCATGGCAGCGCATCTTTGTGACCCGATTTATCGTGAATGGATGGATCTCTGCGTCATGGCAGGCAGTCTTGATATCCCCGATTATTTTGAACACCGCGCGGCGTATCAAAATGTGGAGTGGGTAACGCCTGGCTGGTCGTGGATTGACCCCGCAAAGGAAGTGCAGGCAGATATCGCGGCGATCCAGAACGGCGGCAAGACGCTCGCGCAGTGGTGCGCCGAGCGCGGCTATGACTGGCGTGAGCAGCTCGAGCAGATGGCACTAGAAAAGGAGACTGCCGAGGCGATGGGACTGAAACTCTCGGTGCATACGCCGATCACGGTGCAGGCAGCGCAGAGCAATCATGTCAATAACACAGATGATGAAAAGGAGGATGCAGATGGCAGTAAGGAACAAGAATGAGCCGCAGCGGCGTGATATCTACACGAATGCGATTGCCGTTCGTGAGCAGGAGGATGGCGGCGATGTGAGGCAGGCGGAGCTTTCACTTTCGAGTGAAGAGCCGTGCCGTCGGTGGTTCGGGAACGAGATTCTATCGCACGATGCGGAGGCGGTTGACCTCAGCAGACTGCAGGAGATCGGCGTTGTCCTCTTCAACCATGACCGTGACCGTGTGATCGGGCGCGTGCTTGATGTTCGGCTGGATGAGGTGACGCGCAAGCTGCGCGCCACGATCCAGTTTGACGAGGACGAAGAGAGCGAGCGCATCTACCAGAAGGTGCGTTCGGGAACGCTGCGGGGCGTATCTGTCGGCTATGCAGTCGACGTGTGGGAGAGCGTCGAGGCGGGAGCAAATAGCAGTAACGGACGGTTTACGGGGCCGTGTGAGGTGGCGACGCGATGGACGCCATACGAGCTTTCGATTGTGTCCGTACCCGCCGATGCGACGGTAGGAGTTGGACGTAGTTATGTTGAGAATGGAGATGGAGACATGGATGAGCAGAACAAGGACAATGGTGTCAAGACACAGGATCCCGTGACGGTGCAGCCGGATACGGGCGTGCAGCCGGATACGGAGGCGGCACGTCAGGCGGCCGTCGCCGAGGAGCGTGCCCGCGTGCGCGAGATCGGGACGATGTGCCGTCAGTTCGGTGTGGACGATGCGCCATACATCAATGACGGTATGAGCGTCGAGGCTGTCCGCGCAGCAATCCTCGACAAACTGGCACAGGAGCGCAAGGCACAGCCGGTGACGGTGCAGGTAGACGAAATGGACAAGTTCCGTGCGGCGGCGACGGATGGACTTGCCATGCGTGCGGGGCTGGCGGTCGAAAACAGTGCGCCGGGGGCGGAGGAGTTCCGTGGAAAGCGCATGATGCGCCTCGCCGCTGAGTGTGTGGAGCGTGAGCTTGGCAAATCGACACACGCCATGGACGACGAGACGATTGTTCGTGAAGCACTGACGGGCACAGGAGCATTCCCCGGGATCCTCTCGAACGTCGCGCATAAGAGTATGGCGCAGGCGTATCAGAGCGCACCGACGACATATCAGCTCTGGACGGCGCAGGGAAGCAATTCGGACTTCAAGGATGCCCCGCGCTACCGTCTGAGTGAAGCGGACACGCTGGAGAAGCTGAACGAGAGCGGTGAGTTTAAGGCGGGCGGCGTCACCGAGGGCGCGGCAAAGACGAGCATCGCAACCTACGGGCGTATGTTTTCCCTGACGCGTCAGTCGATTATCAATGACGACATGGGCGCACTGCAGCAGCTTCCTGCCATTTACGGCGCGGCGGCACGGCGCATGATCAACAAGATGGTCTATAAGATGCTGCAGGGCAATCCGAAAGTGGAGGGCACAGTGCTCTTCCATGCGAATCACCAGAACCTCTGCGCGGAAGATATCTCCATCGAGGGGCTTGCCAAGATGAAAGCGGCGATGGCGAAGCAGAAGAATATCAAGGGGGAAGAGTACCTCAACATTCAGCCTGCCTTCCTCATCTGCCCCGTGGAGCTCGAGGTGCAGGCGGCGCAGCTGATCAGCTCGGTGGTTGACCCGACGAAGGCAAACGCAACGCCGAACCCGTTCGCGAATAAGATGACGGTCATTTCTGAGCCGGAGCTTGAGGATGAGAAGACCTTCTATCTCGCGGCGGCGGCGGGCATCGCGCCGACGATTGAGGTCACGAGCCTCAACGGCAACATTACGCCGACGATGGAGCGCGCGGAGCAGTTCGACACGCTCGGCATCAAGTGGCGCATCTACATGGACGTCGGCGTCAATCTGCTGGACTATCGCGGTATCCAGAAGAGCACAGGCAAATAAGGAGGACATGAACCATGGCAAAAGCAGAGTACATCCAGCGCGGCGATAACATCGACTATACGGCGACGGCAAACGTCGCCTATATGGAGATCGTCCCGCTCGTATCGCGCATCGGCGTCGCGCTCGCGGAGATTCCGAAGGGAGAGACGGGGACGCTGACAATCGTCGGGGCGTTTCGGCTCCCTGCATTGACGGAAAAGCTGGACGTCGGTCAGGCGGTCTACTGGGACAAGACGCAGAATGCCGTTACAGGCACGTCGGGAGAGAACACCGTTCCCGCCGGCACGGTGATCGCGGCAAAAGAACAGGCGGGCACGTTGGCGCTTGTCCGCATCGGCTGATGGGCTTCAAGGAGCAGGTCGCCGCCGATCTCACACGCGTATTTATGAACCCTGAGGAATTTGGCGAACGTCATGATCTGGATGGGACGGCGTGCATCTGCGTCGTCTCGGGAGACATGACGGAAAAGAGAAACGCCATGCTGCATGACGGACGGCGTACGCCTGACGGCCTACATGGCGATTATTTGACCGTCTGCGTAAAGACAGTCGATTTGCCGCGCATTCCGAAGCAGGGAACAAATTTCAAGGTGGACGGCAAACGCTATACCGTGGATACGTGCACGGAGGATATGGGGATGCTGACCATTACCATGGGTGCGTTCCGTGCGGGAGGTGGATTCCTGTGATTGAGATCGACGATCATGACCTGCAGCGCGCGGCAAACCTGCTCCAAGCGTTTCCGGGGGCGGTTGACCGTCTCTCAAAGCGGGCGGTGCGGAGTTCGGTCAAGGGCGTAAAGCGCGAAGCGGCGCAGAAGATCACGGAGCGGTACACGTTCCAAAAGAAACGCATTGCAGGGGCGCTCCGCGTCTCCTATCGCGGCACGGGTGCCGTGTTTTCCGCACGCGGGCGTGTGAATGACCTCGCGTATTTCAAGCACAACCCGAGCCGTGTCCCGGCGAAACGACCGCCAAAGGGGAAATACCTCTGCAGTGAAGTCGTACGCGGGCAGGGCGGGACAATCGCGCACGCGTTTCTGGCGCGGATGCAGAGCGGACACGTCGGCGTATTTCACCGCGTCAGCGGCAACGCGTCCATGCCGATTGCCAAGAACTTTGCACCGTCCGTGCCGCAGATGCTCGGCAGCCCGACCATCCGCGACTACATGGAAAAGCACCTGCAAACGCGCCTAGCGGGTGCAGTGGAGCGTGAAGTAGATCAATTCTTGATGAGGTATCGATCATGACACCTGCGATGCTTGTGAGTGCCGTTGTCCGTGAGGTCGAAGCGGCGACGGCGAATTATCGGATGAAGGCGGAGGGACAGGCGGATAAGAAAGTCTCTGTCTACCCGCAGCATATTCCGGATGAGGAATTTAAGGACAACTCCTACTATCCGCTGGTCATCGTCAGCTGGCAGAAAACGGAGGATGTAATAGAGCCGGATAAACTCGGCGCAGAGGCAGTGATCGGGCTGACGTTCGGCGTGTACGGCGAGGACAAAGAGGCGTGGCGTGATCTGCTCTCCATCATGGAGCGGGTGCGCCAACGTCTTTTGATCTTCCGTAAGCTCGACAAGAGATTCCGCATCGTATTGCCGACGAAGTTTGAGACGATTGAAAATCAACCGTATCCGTATTGGTTTGGCTATGCGACACTCACCTATACCGTTGCACAGCCGAATGAACAGATGGCGGCGGATTGGCATCGGATAGAAAGGGATGAATGATATGAGTGATGAGGATAAGAAGATCACGGGAGAATTGCCGACGGCAAAGCCCGTGAAGCCCGAAAAGCAGAATCCGCCGATTCTGACGAAGGAGGACAAAGCGGAGTGCTATGTCTACATCGGCGCGAACCGCCTCACCGACGGGCTGAAATGCAACACGGTCTATCGGGGATATCCGAAAGAGCTGGTGGAGCAGGCGGGGGCAAAGTACGCGAATATTGCGCGGCTCTTTGTCCCCGTAGAGCAGCTGAGTAAGGCGCGGGAAGAGGTCAGGCGCAAGGGCACACCGCTGTACTTGGCATGGGCTGAGATGGAAAAGGAGGTCTAAGCATGGAATATAAGCATGGCGTATATACGAGAGAACAGGCAACGAGCCTCGTTCCCATGACCGCGACAAGCGGCGGGCTGGTCGTCGCGTTCGGCACGGCACCGATTCATCTGGCACAGACTGCGGCAGCGGCGAATACGCCCGTTCTCTGCTACTCCTACAAGGAAGCAGTCGCGGCGTTCGGGTATTCGGAGGACTGGGAGAACTACACGCTCGCCGAGGTGATCAAAACGCATTTCGCGCTCTTCAACATGGCGCCGCTTGTACTGGTCAACGTCCTTGACCCCGAAAAGCACAAAAAGAGCGTGCAGGATAGGCAGGTGGATGTGAAGGGCGGCATTGTCACGGTGGCGGATCCTGTCGTGCTCTCCACGCTTGAGGTAAAACTCACGGCGGCACATCAAAAGCTCGTGCTGAATACGGATTATACGGCGGCATACGATGCGGCGGG